TTTTCTGGATTTTCGTATATGGTTTTTGCGTACTGCTTAGCCCCATCAGGTAACTCTATTCTATTTCCTGATTTCTTTAATATCTTGGCTTCAATTGCTAAATCAATTAAACCATAATACCTATCTAATCCTTTATCATATGTCAATAAAACTTCTACTTCTTTATTTTCTCTTGACAATCTGGATTTGTGCATTTTAGCTTTAATGATATTACCAATAACATCAGTACCTTCTCGCTCTTTCTTTTTACTCAACATGGCAATGGTCGAAGCTGAATAAGTTAATCCAGATCCACCTGACGCTACTTTCATTGGTACATAAGATCCAACTTTTTCGTAGACATGATTACATACAATCAAAGGCACACCAGCTTTAGCTAATCTCAAGTTCAATACTCGGAATGTAGCTTTCAGTAGCTGTGCCTTTGTCATATCCCTTGTTTCTTCACCTGCAATACTATCTTCCATTTCTTTAGTGGATGACAATTGACCTAAGCTGTCTAAAACTAGCATCATTGGCCTACGTTCTTCTACATCTTGTGCAGTATAATTGTCTAAAATAGTAAGTACAGTATGCCTAAACTTTTGTATAGTATCTGGTTCAGATTTAATAACTCTATTGATGTCAATTTGCCTTTGCTCCATCATATCTGCAGTTACAGCCGATTCTGTATCAAAATAGACAACACCTCCACCTTCGTTGGTTTCTAAAAATCGCCTGACCAAGCCCAAAGCAAAATATGTTTTACCTGTTGCACTTTCTCCTGCCAAGGCAGTAATCTTATTATTGGGCACACCCCCATAAATTGAACCAGAGAACAAAGCATTTAGTGCATAAGAACCTGTATCAATTGTACCACTATACTCTGCCGAAGATTTCCTATCGGCAGCTATAGTAGTATGTTCATCACCTAAATCTTTAACTAATGCACTTAAAAAATCTGTCATTTAATCTCCTAACCAAAAAATCCTCTTAGCCATCCCCAAAAACCAGATCTTTCCATTTTCACAACCTGATCTCGCTTATATGTCTCAGCATGTTTCCTAATTTCTTCTGATTCTTGTTCTCGCTTTATTATCAAATCATTTTCTTCCGCAATTTCTTCCGTTCTCCTTGTATTCCATTCGTCTGCGGTTTCTCCTGTCTTAGTAACAACAGAAGAAGCTGGTGCTGGATCACCTTCATCAACTAATGGATCAATAGAATCTGAATTTTTCATCTCTGAAAGGGTTTCTTTAATTTCTGTTTCTATCTTTTCTGATTTTTCATGAGCTTGATTCAATTCTTCCTCAACCTTTACCCAATCAGTAACTACAGTTTCTTCTGGTGTGATATTACCCAAAGGATTGAGTTCTTCAATTTCTTCCTCAGACAACAACTCGGCTTTCTTGGAATGATCTTTCATATTCATTTTGAATCTAATATCCGCTATTTGAGCTTCATCTAAAGAATTCAAATGGCTTTTGATATTAACGCCGAAACTCTGTACTATATCAACAAAATCTGTTGATTTGATTTTATATTCTTTTGCTAGTTCATGCACTCTCATATTTATCACCTATCCAAAAAAGCCTTCTAAGCTTGATGTTTTTTCATGTTTCCATCCGATCACATCTAAAACTGTTTTAATCGGATCAATATATGATTTTTCAAATTGTAAATCATAGTCTATATATTTATTCAATCCAAATTCTTTTGGCAATGTATTGACATAAGCAATCACATTATCATGCAAAGAATTTGGTTCTTTCAAATAAGTGAATTTTATTTTTTCACCATTTTGAATTCTCTCATATTTACTTGATAAATTATTTTCATCCAAAAGTCTATTGTATAATAAAGAACCTCTTACCTGTATTGGCGTACCTTTAATATATCCATAAACTGAATGATGATACTTGTCTAAATTATTAACACTTCTTGGAAATGAAATATTTTCAACTGGCAAATCACTCCATTCATCCCTAAAATCTGCAATATAATCTATAACATCACCTTCTGTACCTTCCATTATAACTTCCATCAACTCTAAGATTTTAGCTCTACATGCTTGTGGTGTAGAACTACGAACAGCCTCAATACCCATAATTTTTATCTTTGGACTTGGATACCTGACACCTTCATTATCCCATACATTCAATACATATCGTTTCTTTGCTGTCCAGATCCCTTTTTCAGCGATAACTTCTCGCTTCATCGACATCTTTTGTTGATATGACCCCATATATCTAAACAACTCTTGAAAACTTTCATTGATGTATTGTTGAATTTCACTATCAGAAATTTTATCTAAAAAATTAATGATGCGATTTTTATCAGTTACATCTCCTAAGCATTTTTCAACAAGCAATCCCATTGTCAAGTAAACACTATCTGTATCAGATGCAACTATATAATCTCCATCTTCTGTTTTTAATATTTTATTTAGATATTCATTCAACTTTCGTTCTATCCATCTAATAGACAATTGCCCAGATTTGGTAATGGCCTCCGATAATCGAATATCAAAATATCTAAAATACTGATTACCCATAGCGCCATATGCACTATTCAATGCAATCTTCATGGCCATTTGCAAAGTATCAAGCCGTGAAATTTCTTCACTGTCACCACCTATCCTCTGCAAGTCTAGCATTTTTCTTTTAGCTAAATCACGTTCATTATACATATTCTCCATTAGTTGTGGCAAGAATCCCTTCTTGACTGTTGAAAAATGATATCCATTAGCAGCCATACATGATTCTTTCTTTTTGGTAATTTTCATATTACCTTGAACTAATTCATCTATGTCTACATCATTCTTAGTATTCAAAAATGTTTCAGGTGAAATATTATACTGCATAATTAAATGTGGATACAATGAAGCTAAATCAAAAGAAACTACCCAATCATGCATACCTGTTATTGGATTCTTGACATATGCACCTTCAAATTCTTTATCCTTCTTTCGTTCTCGTTCATCTTTTGAAGGCACAACTATGTTTTGTTTTCGTAAATGATTATAAATTATGTAATCCCAAAATCTAGTTTGACCATAAACATCCTCATAATTACAACCAGCTGTATAAGCCAGTGTCATGATAAGTTCTAATAAATTCAACTTTGAATCTAATTTGTCAACTAATTCAACATCCTTGATATTATAATCTATAAATTTTTGATAATTTTCTTTGTATAGATTATGCAGATTACCATATTCCTCATATGATAATTTACCTTCACCTAATTCTACATCTGCTATATGCTGTAGCCTATAACTTTCTTGATTTGAGTAAGTATATTTTTTATACAACTCCATGTAATCTAATGTAGATACACCCAACAATTTATAAGTAATGTTATCACGATTATTCATTATAACATTTCGTTCCTTGATAAAATTCCAATGCGAAAGTTTTTTGGAATTCCCTTCTCCTAAAATTTTATCAATTCGCCTAACCAAATATGGTATATCAAAAAATCTGACATTCCATCCTGTGATGACATCTGGATCAATTGCTTTATAAACATCTAAAAACTTAGACAACAATGTACTCTCATCTGCACAATGAATGTAATAAACATCTTCTCTGCTATTTGAATATGCTTCTCTGCCAAGTACTACAAACTTATTAGTGATGCTATCCTTTAATGTAATTGAAATCACTTCTTCTCTGACTTCTTTGACATTAGGAAATCCATTTTCAGAACCAGTTTCAATATCGATATTCATTACTTTGATTTTAGAAAAATCATATTGACAATCTTCAAACTCTTTGCCAATGTATTGAATATTCCAATCTGACAAACCATGCAATTCTATGTTATAGTTCTTCTTCCACTTGCCACGCTCTCTGCGACATTCTGTTATATTGCCTGGCTTGATCTTGTCAACTGGTGCACCATTTAAGGTTCTGAATTTTGTTTGTTTTTTGGTAGGGAAAAATAGGGTTGGATAAAATTCTTCCTCATAGGAATCACGCTTATCACCATCTACATATCTAACCAGTACATTATCGCCTAAAACTTCTACACTGGTATAAAAACCATTCATTCTATATAATTCGCCTTTTTGCCTATATTGTATTTAGGTATCAATTCCCAATCATCTTTTTCTGAAAAAGTCAAAATCTTTACTTGATTCAATGGAACTACATTTGTTTTAGTATCTCCATTTACAATTGTTACTAATTCCCATTCTTCTAATAAATTCGATATCGTATTTCTACGACCTTCATCACTCGTTGAAAAATTTGTTGGTTTACCATCTAAAGCAAACAATTCTTTAAAATGCACTATATAATATTTACCTCTTTTATGTAAAATATGGCAAGATTGATACAATACTTGTTCTTTTCTGGATGATATGCCTATGCGGGTGAGTGTTTCACGAATTTTTAAAAAATCATCGGGCTGATCTAATACAACTTCAATTAATTGTTCTATCATTTCAAACCACCTTTTCTCAATTTTCTTTTTATAAATTCAATATTTTCTTCACTGAGCAAATTCAAAACTTCTTTGGCTTTAGGTCTACTATAATTATAATATTCCTTAATCAAATCTATTTCATCAATCTGATCAGCTTTAAGCCATTTACCTGACTGTCGGAATTTCTTCCTAATAGTATTTATAAAATAATCAAATTGTAACTTGTTATCGATATGATTATGAAAATTCATATCGTTAGCAAGGAAAAGGCAGTCAATGTGCTGGGATAGAAACTTATTTATACGATAAGGTTCATATCCAGCTTCAAGAATTTCATCTCCATCCTTTAGGATATTTTCTTTCTTGTATCCTATATCATTGAGATAATCAAATATGTCCATTACAAAAATTGACACCTACCAAAAAGCTCAGTTAGACAAGCTAAAAGATTAATTTCCTGATCTACCACAAATGCTGATTTGTGAACATAATCAGCAATTACCAATACCATATCTGGTACAGATGTAGGTTCAATTCTAGTCAACAAAACATCATAGATTTTTCTGTATAATATATGTGGATCGTTGTCTAAATTTTCAGCTACCCATTTCCTGATAGCACCAAAATTCTTACTTTTTAAAAACCCAGCCAATTCTTCTATATTGGCCTGAGAAAAATCAGTAAGAATACCAATATCAATTATACCACTAGCACTATACCTTTGCAACTCATTAAGCACACGCCTCCAATCGGGCACGTGCTTCATGATAAGCTCAGCTACTATTTTAACTTCAAATTTTATATCCTCAGATTCCAATATCCATTGAACCCTGTTAAAAAATTGATCAGCTAATGATGGTAATATTTTATTTGGTATTTTAAAATCAATTACACTAGTTCTTGAATGTAAAGGTGTGATTATTCTATTGAGAAAATTACATGTCAGTATAAATCGACAATTTTTACTAAATTCCTCAATGAACCCTCTGAGTGCTGGCTGTGTTGATTGAGGATTCAAGTAATCAGCTTCATCCAGAATCACCACTTTATTGCCACCACTCAGAGAAACAGTACTGGCAAAACCTTTAATCTTATTTCTTAATACATCTATACCAGATTCTTCTGAACCATTAATTAAAATGTAATCCGTATTAAGTTGCTCACATAACGCTCTGGCTACAGTAGTTTTTCCAACCCCTGCACTACCAGTTAATAATAAATTTGGAATTTCTTTGTTTTCAACAAACTCTCTAAAAGTTTTTTTCAAGCCTTCAGAAAGAACACAATCATTTATAGTTTTGGGCCGATACTTTTCGACCCAAAGAAATTCATCACGCATTAAATTATCTATTTTTCTCCATTGTATATAGAATCTGGTTCAAGAGCTATCCAATAAGTCAAATCAATATCTTCATGACAAAACTTACTAATAGCCTCGCTTGAAATAGATACTTTATAGTTACCCTTCATAAGCTTAAGATTTTCATTCTTAAAATACATAGTAAAGGTATCGCCATTGCCATCACCTACCCTAAGATTGAATACCTTTGATGTTGGATCTTTTTTATCCAACACAGAAACTATAATATCTTTTCCTGCTTCACTTTTAACAACTAAATCTGGATTAGCCAAAATCGAACTCATATTCCGAATAGTAGCTAGATCTGGTTCTTTCAAATCAAACTCAATTTCAATATCAGGCATTGATATTGGCTTTGCTGGTGGCGAAACAATGGTAGATGGATCAGCATAATAATATGTAGATTGCGCTCGTTCCTTTTCCAAGGATACAAAATCTTCATTGAATGTATACTCCCCGCCTAAAAAGGTTTCACTCGTAACCAAATTTAAAAATTCTGGTAAATCATAAATAGCAAATTCATTAATAAAATCCTCTGTTACTGCTGATTTAGCCAAAATATTTTTCATAGTTGAAATTGTCTGAATCTCACTACCTGGCTTTACTAAAATTGATGGGTTAATTGTTGAAAAATTCTTTAATATCTCAACTGTTTGTCTGCTTATCTGCATCTTCATTCTCCAATATCATGATTAAAATGTAATGAATGGCCTTAAATAAATC